CAGAAAAACCTAAATATTGGGTGGTTTGGCCACATAGTACATCAAAAGGTTGGTGTGATAGAATAACAGGAAATTTATGATCACATTAGTAACAGGTTTATGGGATATAGGTAGAGGTGAGTTATCAGAAGGTTGGTCTCGTTCATACGAACATTACCTTGATAAGTTTTCACAATTATTAAAAGTGGAAAACAATATGATAATCTTTGGTGATCACAAATTAAAAGAATTTGTTTTCCAACACAGAGAAGAACATAATACCCAATTTATTTTAAGAGAATTATCTTGGTTTAAAAATAATGAATTTTATGACCTCATCCAAAGAATAAGAACAAACCCGTCTTGGTATAATCAAGTTGGTTGGTTAAAGGATTCCACTCAAGCAAAACTTGAGATGTATAACCCGTTGGTTATGTCAAAAATGTTTTTATTAAATGACGCAAAACTTTTGGATAAATTTAATTCTGATCGTTTATTTTGGGTTGACGCGGGAATAACAAACACCGTTAACCCAGGATATTTTACACACGATAAAGTTTTAGATAAAATATCATTTGATAAGTTTACATTTGTGTGTTTCCCATATGATGCGAATACGGAAGTTCACGGATTTAAATATGATAAGATGTGTGAGTTATCTGGTACTAAAACCAAAGTTGTTGCTCGTGGTGGATTTTTTGGTGGTGATAAAGATTCAATATCACAGATGAATGTTTTGTATTATAATTTATTGGTTGAAACATTGAACTCTGGGTATATGGGTACTGAAGAATCGTTATTTACAATTCTTTTATATCAACACCCTTCACTTATTGATTATTGTGAAATTGAATCAAATGGGTTGGTGTTTAAATTTTTTGAGGATTTAAAGAATGATAAGGTTGTTTTGAAAAATGAAGGGAAGAAGATTGTTCCAAACCATAATGGGGATGTTGGTTTATATGTAATTACATTTAATTCACCAAAACAATTTGAGACATTAATAAAATCAATGTTGGATTATGATCCGAACTTTATTCATAAAACAAAAAAGTTTTTGCTTGATAACTCAACAGATTTAACTACAACACCAAGATATAGAGAATTATGTGATGAATATGATTTTATTCATATTAAAAAGAATAACATCGGAATAACGGGTGGAAGAGTTTTTATTGCGGAACATTTTAACGACCAAGAAAACCTATCACATTATTATTTTTTTGAAGACGATTTTAGTTTTTATAGTGGGAAAGATGTTACCTGTAAAAATGGATTTGTAAGAAATATTGATAATTTATTTGATAAGTCAATTGAGATTATTAAAAAAGAAAACTTTGATTATTTGAAGTTAAACTTCACCGAGTTCTATGGATCGCACAATAAACAATGGTCTTGGTATAATGTAAGTCAGGAATTTAGGGAAAAACATTGGCCAAATAATCCGAAACTTCCAAAACAAGGTCTTGATCCATATTCTCCAAATCTTGAATTTAAACATATCAAATCACATAAAGGGTTAGCGTATGTTTCTGGTGAAATCTATTTATCCAATTGGCCAATAGTAATGACAAAAGAAGGAAACTATAATTGTTATATTAAAACAAAATTCCAACACCCATATGAACAAGTTCTAATGTCACATTGTTATCAAGAAACAATCAAAGGAAATATTAAACCAGGATTACTTCTTGCAACACCAACGGAACACCACCGATTTGATTTCTATGAAGGTTCATTAAGAAAAGAATATTAAACCGATTTCTTAATTAATTTTTTGAATTAAGAACTATTTATTAATAAAAAAATAAATGGAGTGGTTCATAAAAAAAGGTGCGACATTACCCTTGTTAAAATTGTCGGTTGTGAAAGACGGCCGCAGCGACTATAATAATTTTATGGATTTTATTGAGGAATCGTCAATCTTTTTCTCAATGGTTGATATTGAAACTAGCATTCCAAAAATTATGACAAAACCAGCGGGATTTGTTAAGAAAGATCTTATGGATCCAAACGCACCAACAGAATATTATATTTATTACCAATTCACATCACAAGATACAAAAAAAACTGGAAGATATGAAGGTCAGTTTTTATTTAGAAACGAAGAAGGTGTGTTAATATTACCAATTAGAGAACGATTATTCATTAATATACAAGAAAGTTTTATCGCCGATGATTTACCATATGAAAGTTGTTATGTTTCAGAATTTCCTTGTTGTGTTAAAACACCAATCATTCCCGTAACAACCACAACAACAACAATAATCTTTTAATTTAAAAATAAATTATGTCAAATTCACCATTACCAATATCTAATTTACCAAACGTACAATCAACTGGTTTAACACCAAACGATCTTTTGGTTGTTGTAAATTATGATTTACCATCTGGTACAACAAAAAACATCACAACTGACGAGTTTAAAATATATATTAATTCAGGAATTACAAATTCTTTTACGGGTGGTACTATAAGTGGGTCAACAGAATTTACGAATGGTTTAACTGCAAATACTTTAAGTGTAAATGGTGTAAGTATAACTGGTGACACATATGTTACTGGTGGAACATATTTTACTGGTGGTACTATTATTTTTGATTATAATACGGGTAGTAACTTCCAAGTAACAGGTTTAACTGAAGACCTTAATAATGAAATCGCAGGACTTGCTGAGGCCGATGAAGAAACAATAGAACTTAATTTAACAACAAATAAAATCCAACTTAAAGAAACCGTGGCTTCGGCAACTGGTGGAACAAGAACATTCCAGGGTGACTTTGCAATAAGTGGTGGAACATTGAATTTAGACACAATAGGTTCGGGTTCACCAATTATTAACTTGGGTCTTGATTCAAGTGGTGAGGTTGTAACAGGAACAACAGATCAGACTGTGACAATAACTGGTGGAACAAATATTGAAGTTGTTGGTTCATATCCAGATTTTGGCGTTAATTATACTGGGACAACTGGGGGTGAATACCTACCATTAAGTGGTGGAACTGTAACAGGTGCAACATCATTTACAAGTGGATTAACCGCAAATACAATCTCAGCAACAACATATCAGAATTTACCTGTAAGTGGACTAACAGGTGGTAGTAATATTAACGTAAGTGGTTCTAGTGGGAATTTTACAATATCGGTAACAGGTATTACAGGTGGTTCTTCAGTAAATCCATACAACAATTCCGGTAGTGGAACAACTATAAGTTGGGACGTATCTGGAACATCAACAAATTATGAGGCAACACTAACGGCAACAACAATGCTGAATTTAACAAACGTTAGAAATGGTGATTTCGGAACTATCATAATTAGACAAGATGGTGTTGGTGGTAGAACATTAACACTAGGAACAATAAATGGGCCAGCAGGAACACATAGAGTTGCGAATGGTGGCGGTGGTTCTATTATATTAACATCAAATGCGAGTGCCATTGATATTTTAACATTCACATATAATGGTTCAATAATGTTCTGGACTGTTGGTAACGATTATACTTAAAAACTAAAATATGAGTAGACAACAATTTACGGCAAGAAATAATATTGGTAGTGTGTTAACATTTCAAAAGAGTGGTGCGACCGCGTCTTTTGATCCAAACGTTCTTTTTGGTGGTGGCGGTTCAAGACGTGTTTCTTGGAAATTAGATAATGGTACAAATGTTACTCAAACAGCAGGAAATTCAATATTGCCAACATATACTGGTTTTACATCAGACCCTGGGGTTAGAACGATACAAATGAAAGGTAATAGTTTTAGAGGTATTACGGGTTTATCTTTAGATAATGAAAATTTATATGGTCATATTGATTTATCTGGATTAAATAATTGGGGGGTTGGTGGTACAACTAGTTTAGACTTATTCACAAACCCAAATTTAACTGGTATAACAAACCCAAACATCACTATTCCAACACTAAATAACTATAGAATTCAAAGTACAGGAATTGTTGGTAATTTAGATATGACACCAATAACAGCGAATATAAGTACATTTAATGTTTCTGTTAACCCAACTTTAACCGGAATTACACATAACACAACGTCAAGAATTACTAATACTTATGACGCATCTTCTTGTGGCATAACAGGAAATTTAAATTTACCTTACACGGGAATGTCAGGTACTTTTCAAGTTTATTCAAACACCAATTTAACAGGTATTACACACGCACCATCATCACAAAACATCACCTTATATTTTGCAAATAGTTGTAAACTAACAGGAAATTTAGATTTAACACCATTATCCGGTTTAGGTGGATCGTTCACCGTTCATAATAACACGTTGTTAACAGGAATCACACATTCGGTGTCATCACAAAATTTTAGTAGTTATTATGCGTATGGTTGTAATCTAACAGGAAATTTAAATTTAACACCGTTATCTGGTCTTGGTGGTGACTTTAGGATTCAGAATAATAGTGGGTTAACAAGTGTAACGCATTCACCATCACCGAATAATTTTACATTATATTACGCAAACAATTGTAACCTAACTGGTAATTTAGATTTAACACCATTGTCTGGGTTAGGTGGTGATTTTAGGATTCAGAGTAATAGTGGATTAACAAGTGTAACACATTCTGTATCATCACGAAATTTTACAACATATTACGCATACAATTGTAATATAACAGGGAATTTAAATTTAATACCACTATCTGGGTTAGGTGGTGATTTCCAAGTTTATTCAAACCCAAATATAACGGGGATTACACATTCAATATCATCACAAGTTTTTTTAATATACCACGCATACAATTGTAATCTAACAGGAAATTTAAATTTAACACCATTGTCTGGTCTTGGTGGTGATTTTAGGGTCTATAGTAATACATATTTAACAGGTATTACACATTCGGTGTCATTACAGAATTTTACTGCGTATCAAGCGTTTAGCTGTAATTTAATCGGAACATTGGATTTATCCCCTTTAACAAAACTAGGTGGTTCAAGTAGTGGGACGTTCCAAGGTATTGTAAGGGTGTACTCAAATCCAAACCTAACTAATATTATATTTCCAAGTACAAATCAATTTTTTAAAAACGCACAGAATAATGAGTTTGGCGGCGCGTTTGCTTTACATAGTTGTAATTTAGATTATGTTGATTTTACACCACTATCAGGTGCAACATTAGTGTCTGGTACAACACAAGGAATGCCAAGAATATCATTACGAGACAACAATATGTCTGCAATAGATGTTAACCACATATTAGTTGATTTTAGTGGAAACACAACATATAACCCAACAGGGTGGTCAAATGTAAATTTAAATATTGGAGGAACAAACGATCCCCCAGACTCAAGTTCGGGTGGATATGATGGTTTAGCCGCAATAAGTTTTTTAACGGGTTCTCCATATAATTGGATAATAACGACGTAATAAACATTTGACAATTATTAATTAATATCGTATGTTTTTATTGTAAAGGTAAATGTCGTTAGAACACACGGCAGCGAATAAACCAAATAAAAATATATTATGATATCAGCAGAAGAAATTAAATCCTTCTTAGAAGGGAATGATCCAGAAGAACACATTGTTGCAATTGAGTTTGATTATCAAAAAGATTGTATATATAAAATCAAAGAAATCCCAGATAAGGGAAAATCAATCGTTAAAGATAGTTTAATTGCGTTTGCTTGGGTTGGTGACCTACGTGGGTTAAATTTTTACCAAGGTTCAAAAGCATTACAAAAAGAAGCAATGTCCAAATATGGTATCGTTATAGATAAATTACGAACCGACGGAAACGAACAATTAGAAAAAGGTTTAACATTCTTAGTTAAATCAATGAAAGGTTATAGATCTTTAACACAATTCTTTAAAGAGGGTGGTATTGACCCGTGGGGTGAAAAAGCAAAAGATAAATTCATAATGTTAACCCCCACAGAACAATTCTTAGTATCAAAAGAAAAAAGATTATTTAAAGGTTTTGAGGATTATAATAGTGTTACCAGACTTGTATTTGACCTTGAGACAACCTCTTTAGAACCAAAAGATGGTAGGATATTTATGATCGGTATTAAAACCAATAAAGGATACAGAAAGGTTATTGAGTGTACAAACGATGATGAAGAGAGAAAAGGTATTGCCGAATTTTTTAAAATCATTGACGAATTAAAACCATCAATAATATCTGGTTACAATTCATTTAACTTTGACTGGAAATGGATTTATGAAAGATGTGAAATCTTAAACATTGACATAAAAAGAATCGCAAAAACATTAAACAGTCAACGACCGATATCACAAAAAGATTCAATGTTAAAATTGGGTAACGAAGTTGAGAGGTTCGTTCAAACTCAAATGTGGGGTTATAACAATATTGATATTATCCATTCTGTACGTAGAGCCCAAGCAATTAATTCATCAATAAAAGAAGCAGGTCTTAAATACATAACAAAACATATTAACGCAGAAGCAAAGGATCGTGTATATATTGACCATAATAAAATTGGGTCAATGTATAGAGATAAGGAAGAACATTGGTTAAATATTGAGAATGGTAATTATAAAAAGATTGGTGTTGACCCAAAGATTGATGAGATTTGTGAACGAAGAAGTGATATCTATATTAAAACAACAGGTGATGATATCGTTGAGAGATACCTTGACGATGACCTTGAAGAAACGTTATTAGTTGATGAACAGTTTAATCAGGGGTCTTTTCTATTAGCATCATTACTTCCAACAACTTATGAGAGAGTATCAACAATGGGTACTGCAACAATCTGGAAATTGGTAATGTTGGCGTGGTCATATAAAAATGGTTTGGCGATTCCTGCGAAAAAAGAGAAACGAAATTTTGTCGGTGGATTATCACGATTGTTAAAGGTGGGTTATTCAAGAGATGTTCTAAAATTGGACTACTCATCACTTTACCCATCAATCCAACTTACACACGATGTGTTTCCAGAATCAGATATAACTGGTGTTATGAAAGGTTTGTTATCTTACTTTAGGGATACTCGTATTATGTATAAGAACTTATCCGCCGAATGGAAATCAAAAGATGTTAAAATATCACAGAAGTATGATAATTTCCAATTACCTGTAAAAATATTTATTAATTCACTTTTTGGTGCGTTATCAGCACCACAAGTATTTCCGTGGGGTGATATGGACAGAGGTGAAATGATAACCTGTACCGGTCGTCAGTATTTAAGAATGATGATAAATTTTTTTACAGAAAGGGGTTACAATGCGAGCGTGATGGACACTGACGGCATTAATTTCTCTGTTCCAAGTGGTGTTGAAAATAGAAGGTATGCTGGTAAAGGTCTTAACTGGTTGGTGAAAGAAGGTAAAGAATATGTTGGGGCTGACGCTGATGTTGCGGAATTTAACGATATGTGTATGAGGGGAACGATGGGCCTCGATACTGACGGCAGTTGGCCCGCATGTATTAATCTTGCTCGTAAAAATTATGCGTTATTAACAGATAAAGGTAAAGTCAAGTTAACGGGTAATTCAATTAAGTCCAAGAAAATGCCAAAATATATTGAGGTATTTTTAGATAAAGGAATTAAAATGTTGTTAAATGGTTATGGTCAAGATTTTGTTGAATGGTATTATGATTATTTACATAGAATTTTTGACCAAGATATCCCCCTAATGGAAATCGCAAATAAAGCCAAGATTAAACAAAGTGTTGGTGATTACATTAAAAGAAGTAAAACAACAACCAAATCTGGTGCGTTAATGTCAAGACAAGCACATATGGAGTTGGCGATTTTAGAAAACTTAAATGTTAATCTCGGTGATGTGATTTATTATGTAAACAACGGAACAAAGGCAACACACGGTGATGTACAAAAAGTTAATAGACCAAAAAAGGGGTGGAGTGATTTACAAATTGAAACATATTTTGAGAACACCAAAGGTGATCCCCAGTCTATTGATTCCGTTATTCAATTAAATTGTTATAGAATTGACCCCCAAGAATTAGAGAGTAATCCTAATCTAAGAGGTGAATATAATATTCAAAGGGCGATTGCAACATTTAATAAAAGGGTTGAACCATTATTGGTTTGTTTTAAAGAAGAAGTTAGAAATGGATTGTTAGTTAAAAATCCAGAAGAGAGACCTTACTTTACAAAAGATCAATGCGAATTAATCAATGGTGTTCCTTTTGATGAAGAAGATCAAGATAAATTGGAGGACGTTATGGAAATGTCAGACGATGAGGTTGTGTTTTGGGAAAAGGTTGGTGTTTCACCATATCATATGTATGATGACATTGACCCATATATGCAAAAATTTATTTCATAATTTTTTTATAAAAAGTAGAACTTTTACTAAAACCTAAATATTTATAGATATGGGAAGACCAAAAAAAGAAGACCAAGATAAGAAAATTAAAATTGGTATTAGTTTAGATAGAAAACTTTTTAACCATATGATGAAAGATGGTGGTAAAACTTCCCGTATAATTGAGAGTATTATTAGGGAACATTATGGGAACAAAAATTTGTAGTAAATGTAAAGAAGAAAAAGAGTTATGTCTTTTTGGTGTTGACAAAAAAAGGAAAGATGGCTTGAAGGTGCGTTGTAATGATTGTAGGAAAATAGAAAGTTTGGAATATAGAAAAAGAAATCCGGGTAAAAGAAAAGAAACAATAAAAAAATATTATGAAAATAATAAAGAAAAAATCAAAGAAAAAGATAAAATTAGGTTTTTAGAAAATCCTGAAAAATTTAGGGCTATTAAATTAAAATCTTACCATAAAAACAAAACTAAAGACGAACAAATTGAGAGACGAAGGGTATATCGTAAACACAAACGAAAAACCGACGTAAAATATAGATTGGCGAACGTTGTTAGGCGGAGGATAATACATTACATACGAATAAACAACATAACCAAAAAAAATAAAACGTTTGATATTGTCGGTTGTACCCCCCAATTCTTAAAAGAACACCTTGAGAGTCAATTCAAGGATGGTATGTCTTGGGATAATTATGGGTTTTATGGTTGGCACATAGATCACATAATCCCTTTGTCTTCGGCTAAAACCGAGGAAGAATTATACGGATTATGTCACTACACAAATTTACAACCGTTGTGGGCTAAAGATAATTTAAGTAAAGGTTCTAAAGTATTATGATATTTTCAAACCATCAGAACTAGTTACATACCAATTACCTTCAAGAAACTGGAACTGAACACAGGCACCCTTCTCTAAAAGAAGTTCGTCCCATTCTTCATCTATAGAACCAACATCAGTTTTAATTAAAACATTTGTTAGTGATTTAATTGTTATTTTATTTGTTTTTCCCGATTTTAAAGTAACTTCAGAATATTCAACGTCTTTAACAATTAAAAATGACTCATCGTTAATTATGTAATTATCTACAGAAATTATTTTTTGTATTTCCGTTGGTTTTTCAACAACCACTTTTGGTTCAACAACCGTTTGCGTGTGATATCTAACAACATTTTTTCGTTGTGTGATATTTTCTACTCTTAATCCACCCATTATATTACGTATATTTGTCTTGGCATTGCCCTAAATTTTAGGGATTTATTTAAATTTTCAGCAAGTAATGCTTCTCTTTCAATTACTTTGTCTGGTTTCAATCTTGTTAATCTTCCTTCAGCACCAATTAACTCATCAATTAATTTTGTTTTTTCATCTTTCGCTTCAGTTGCAAGTGATGTGTAATCCATTGTTAAGTCGCCGTCTGGTGTTTTTAAGTTACCACTGAATTTTCCACGTACTCTAGAAAGTGTTTCTTTACAGTAAGCAATAAACCATCGTCTAACCCAAATTTGAGAGGGGTTATTTAAGTCCACCCAACTCATTTTATCAAATGGTACATCAGAAGGTAATTTAATAATGTCTGGGTTGTCTTTTAAACATTTGTCTCTATCGGCTGGACCAACATCATAATACCAATACCAAACCTTTCCTTTTGTTAGTGTTCCATTACCAAAGTCAAATTTACCACCAGGTGTGTTCATTAAGTGTATCGCTTTTTTACCATCGGGTAACGCTGTTACTCTGTATGTTAAATCACCTGCGATAATTCTTCTTTGTATATTTATTTCTTGCATTCTTAATAACATATCAAACGCCGGCATCATAAAATAACTTCCCGCCATATTACCCATTTGCGCAAGACCACCTCCACCACCAAGACCACCTCCGGCACCTAACGCACCAAAAGACCAAGGGTCAAACATTGTGTTATTTAATGTCGCTGGGGTAAACCATAGTAATTCGTTTAGTTCGCGATTCGCTGGTATTTCATATATTTGTTGGTTTGGTGCTAATTGAATGTAGTCTTTTTTTAAGACACTCTCACCACCTGCTTGTAACCCAACAATTTTTGAGTATGCGTAAGTATATCTTGTTTCATAATCTAAACTTCTTGTCGTAAACGCTTTTGTTAAAGATTGTGTATCTAAGTTTAAATTGTTTAATGCTGTCCATTGTGATTCAATTAACCAATCTTGTACATATTGTGAATATTCATCAATAGAGAATTCTAAAAGCGTATCCATTTGTTCGTCCTCTAGTTCAACACTTCTTTGTGGTGCACCTAATAAATGTCTAACTTTTTTATATAAGTTACTTCTTTCTGGTTCGTCAATTATTCCCATAGTGATTTTTTATATAAATATCAACAAGTTTAAATTTTAACCGATTACCATTAATTTTGGGTTGTAGTTTCTAACTGGGTTTGCATCACTTATGTTAAACGTTTTATCTAACCACATTTTTATAATATATTCTGTTTGTTCTGGTGTTAGTTTAAACAAATCTTCTAATATCATCCAAAGTTCGGTGTTGTTAATAAACATTTTTTTCGTTAACAAATTAAAAACCATCAAATTATCATTTGGTTTTTTACGGAACAACATTATATTAGATGATGTTTGACTTATAACTGTTTCTAAATCGTTATATATGTTTAAAAACTCAAACGGATTGTTGTCAAACCCTTTTGATAAAATTGAATCAGAACTATTATACTTTAATAGTTTATTCCAACCATCCTCTTTAATGTTGTTTTGAATGATTTCTTTTTCACTTAAAGATTCATTTAATCTTTTATACTGACTTTCGGATATAATAATTTTCATATTGATAAATATTCTATTTTTTCAATTTGTAGACCTCATCCAATTGTCATCAACACCAATTATCAATGTTGTGACACCCCTTAAATTGTGGGTCTCATACAACCATCTCTTTATAAGTTTCTGTATATTAGTGTAGTTAAGACCAAATTTACCTTCCAAAACTGACCAAATTTCATAATAATTAATATAAATCTCATCACTTTCTCTATCGGAAATAATAAAATTATGACCTTTTTTAAAACGATATAATGTCCAATATTCTTCTTCTTCACTCTGAACCGATTCCAGATCGTTAAATAAGTTTAAGAAATTCATCGGTTCTTTAATATCAAAAATGTCAAAAGTTTTATCCAAGGATCCAACAATCTTTACGACAGATTCAAAACCAACTTTTTTAACTAAACCTAGTAATTTTTCTTTTAAAGAAACGTTTTCTTTGATTAGTTTATACTGATTTTCGGATATAATAATTTTCATATTGATAAATATTCTAATATTTTTTAAATTGTAGACCTTATCCAGTAAAGAAATCCATTGGCATAAATACAAATTTAGGTGTGACTCCCCTTAAATTGTAGACCTCACCCAACCACCTCTCTGTAAGTTTTTGTATTTCAGAGTAGTTAAGACCAAATTTATCTTCCAAAACTGACCAAATTTCATCATAATTGATATAAACATAATCCTTTTTTCTATCGTAAATCATTATATTATGATCTTTTTTATAACGAAATAATATCCAATTTTCTTTTTCTTCAGATTGGGTACCTTTCAAATCATTAAATAGATGTAAGAAATCCATTGGTTCTTTAATGTCAAAGATTTTAAATAAATTATCCAAGGACCCAACAACCCTTGTAGTTGGTGTAAATCCAACTTTTTTTATTAAACCCAATAACTTTTCTTTTAAAGAAACGTTTTCTTTAATTAGTTTGTATTGACTTTCGGATATAATAATTTTCATATTGATAAATATTCTATTTTTTTTAAATTTGTAGACCTCATTCAATTTTTCCAACTACTTGCTCGCCATTTGCGTAGATTCTGACACCCCTTAAATTATAGACCTCACCCAACCATATCCCTATAATTTTCTGTCTTTCAAAAAATTCAAGACCAAATTTATCTTCTAAAACTGACCAAATTTCATCAGAATTAATATAAACAACATCATAGTGTCTATCGTAAATCATAAAATTATGTCCTTTTCTATAACGATATAATGTCCAATCTTCATCTTCTTCACTCTGAACTGATTCCAAATCATTAAATAAATTTAAGAAATCCGTCGGTTCTTTAATGTCAAAGATTTCAAATGTTTTATCCAAAGATCCAACAATCTTTGTTACAGATTCAAAACCAACTTTTTTGATTAAACCCAATAATTTTTCTTTTAAAGATATTGATTCATTTAATGGTTTTTTATTATCCTCTTTTTTTGTTTTTGAGATATATAAATCATTAACAAATTCCCAATTAACACAATTCCAAAAGTTTTTAATATATTCGTCACGTTTATTTTGATATTTTAAATAATACGCGTGTTCCCAGACATCCAACCCCAACAATGGATAACCACCATCTTTAATGATATTCATTAATGGATTATCTTGATTTGGTGTGGACATAATTTTAAGTCTATTTGTTTTTGTTAAGACAAGCCAAACCCAACCAGAACCAAATCTATCTTTTGCAATTTGGTTAAACTCATCTTTCATCTTTTTTATATTACCATATTGTTTGGTAATTTTATCAAAAATTTCACCCTTTGGTATTTGTTTCTTTGGTGACAACATCTTCCAAAACAAAGCGTGGTTAAAAGCACCCCCAGCGTTGTTTCGTACTTTCTCATCAAATTTACTAATTGATTTTATTATATCTTCTAATTCAAGATCTTTATGTTTTTTTTCAGATAAAGCATCATTTAATTTTTTAACATAACCTTTATAATGTTTGTTGTAATGGATATCCATCGTTTTTGGATCAACGAATTGTTTTAATGCGGAATATGAATATGGTAATTTTTCAATACCAATTTTTTTCATTTCCATAATAAACTCTTCTTTGATGTTTTCTTTTTCCGTTAAGAGAATTTGTTCTGAGATAAGATTAATTTTATTAACTATTTTTTCTGAACACTCAAAAACCAATTGATTATAATCTGGGTATTCTTTTTCAAACATTTTTATTAATCTACCAGCAAAAGCGTTTGCCTCATCTTCATTTTGACCACCAATATCTGGTCCTCGTTCTCTACCTAAAACAAATCGTTGATGTGCGTGAACCCACTCGTGAGCCAAGGTCCTCATAATGTCACGGTTTAATCTATTTTTTGATAAAATTTTTAATGTACCGTCCATACTCTGACTACCAGTTGACATTTGACCCATTTTATCACCCAAAAACAAAATTGTTAAATCTTGATTAACAGGATAATGTTTACTTAAAAACTTGATAAAATCATTGTACATTTTTTTATCGTTAGTGTCAAGCCCAGAATCATTATGTTTAATTGTGATTTTCATAATAATAAATATCTAATGATTATGAAATGTGATTTAATTGGTTATATCGTTCTTACTTTCTTAAATTGTGGTGTTGTGCGTGCCAATAATATGGTTATACGTTGTGATCCCCTTTAAATCATAGACCTCACCCAACCACGTCTCTACAACGTTTATGATGTCACCAAAGTTAATATCAAATTTATCTTCCAAAACTGACCATATTTCGTCATAATTAATGAAAACATATTTAATTTTTCTATCGTGAATCATAAAATTATGACCTTTTTTATACCTATACAACACCCAATTTGGTTCTTCTTCACTCTGAACAACGTCCAAATCATTAAATAAGTTTAAGAAATCCATTGGTTCTTTAATATCAAAAATCTGAAAAGTTTTATCCAAGGACCCAACAACTCTTACTACTGATTCAAATCCAACTTTTTTAATTAAACCTAATAATTTTTCCTTTAAAGAAACGTTTTCTTTGATTAGTTTATATTGATTTTCGGTTATTATTATTCGCATAATAATAAATATTACATTTTTTGATTAATTGATTTTAAAATTTCTTCAACAGTATCTCCAGGGTCTGAACTAATATCACCCATAACAGTTCCGATTATTTTTTTCTTATTGTTTAATATGTCATAAATAGCACCCTCAATTGTGTTGATAAACAACGGATAATAAATCAATACATTATTTTTTTGACCATATCTGTACGCTCTATCTTCGGCTTGTGCGTGTTCCGCTGGGACAAAAGATAAATCGTTCATTATTACCGCTTCAGCCTTTGTTAGTGTTAAACCAACCCCCGCCGCTTTTAGATTTCCGACAAATACTTTTATCTTGTCGTTTTCTTGAAACTGGTCAACAGCATATTGTCTTTGTGTTTTATTACAACTACCATCCAAATAGACAGATTGTTTACCGAAGTGATTATGAATCATTTGTAACGTTTCCGTAAAGTTTGTAAAAATAATAACTTTCTTATCTTGATCAATTATATTTTGGGCAAATTCAATTGTTTCTTTAACCTTTTCATTAGCAATCAATTTTCTAATTTGCATAAGTTTTGAAAATTGTACCGTTAATGACGAAGAACCTTCTTCTTTATCCAACCATTCATAATATTCACCCATAAGATCTTTATACTCTTTTGATGTTGTTTTTAGATATATTGGTGTTATAATTTTATCTGGTAAATCCAAAACATCTTCTTTTAATCTACGAAGAATTTGACCCGAAGTTCTTTCCCTTAGTTCTTCCAAGTTTGATGCACCATTAACATTCCAAATCTTTCTATTACCAGCCCTAAATTGATAACCCTCACAATAACGAATAGCATAAGCCATCCAGTTTTGTGCAACAGGACTTTCAATCAAGTTTAATAAATTATAATAATTGATTGGTCTGTTTGTCATTGGTGTTCCCGTTAATAACCACAAATATTTGGCCTTTTTTGTAAAACTATTAATTATTTTTGTTCTAGCGGCTTGACTATTACTTACCATATGTGCTTCATCCAATATGATCAAATCAAAATTAATTTGACCTATAACCGAATCGTTGGGGTTTTTAATGTCATAAAAATTTTTTAAGATGTCATAATTAACAATTACAATGTCGTGTTCCGTTGAGAATTTTTTTCCTTCCGCAATAAAACAACTCTTATCGGAATAATTAACAAACTCTCGTTGCCAATTTATTTTAAGTGATGCCGGACAAACAACCAAAATCTTTTCCGCCTTGGTTTCAAGGGCTGCTATAATTGTGGCTGTCGTCTTTCCCACACCCATGTCATCAGCCAAAATAAACCTTTTTGAACCAACAAGTTTCTCAATCGCTTCTTTTTGATGAGGTAATGGTGGTCTATTGTCATACTTTGAGTAATCAACCTCAACTTTTTTTATTGTATGTGATTTTATTAATGATGATTTTGGAATCCAAAATTCAGACAAATTATCTTTCTCAAAGAACTTACCCCAAATGTGATATGACTTATCTTTTTCAACTAATAATTTCTCAATGTAAATTTGTTTTGGTGTTTCAAGAAAATACCTTTCTTTAGCGAATTTTTCAGCAAAATATGTATCAAGGTCAACCCACTTTCTAGCAACTTTTGGGTTCGTACTATAATAATTTACAATATATTCCGCTTGAGTTCTAGTCGGGTAAAACTTTTTATTTGTTTGTTTTTTGACTTTCATACATAATATATGATTGTTCGCACCATCATATGTGTCCAATAATTCTAAAGCCTTATGTTCTATTAGTTGTTTTTGATTTTCCAAAATTACCCGTTAATGAATAAAAATAATTATAAATTTGATATTTATAAATACAAAACAATTTAAAATGAACACACCAAAAGTTCCAATAACAAGATTAGGTAAGTTTTTTGGCTCAAATGATTTTGATTTAGAGGTCTCACTTTCCGAGGAATGGTTAATTGGCGATATGAATTACACTTGCGTGTTGTACCGCGTTGATAAAACCAAAACCAAAACCGACGATGTTTATGGTGAAACGGTGTCTGATGGTATTAAGTTTTTACCCCCAGTTGAGTTTAACGCACAGGTTACAATTGCATCACCAGAAAATAAAATTATGGGTTCAACAAAATTAGATCAACTTGAACCTGGTAATATAACTGTTTCGGTATTTTTAAAGACTTTGGACGATCTTAATATTGATATTGAGTTTGGTGATTATATTGGATATTATGATACCGAAAGTTTTGTGAGATATTATACTGTGGTTAACGACGGCCGTATAACATCTGATACCAAACATACATACAAAGGTTATCGACCATTTTATAGAACAATAATCGGAGCACCTGTTGGTCCTAATGAATTTAGAGGGTTATAAGTTATGGCATTACCAAAAAAAATAAAAAAAGATATTAATCTAATAGAGAGTAAAACTTTATTACCTAGACGACACGAAATTGCGAATATGATTTCACAAGATGGTACGTATTTACCAAAATCGTTATTACATTCTGATTTGGACAGAGGATTTATGGATTTTGTTCGTGATGAATTAAAGTGTGTGGTTGAGGGTAAAACAATCCCAACGGTTGACGTGTTAATAACAACACAAAATTGGGCTCAATTCACAGAGACTTGGGATTTCCAAAACATAGATAAAAACGCGGAACCCCCATTTATTGGTATTGTTAGATCACCAGAAGTAACCTTTGGTAATAACCCATCTATTATGTTATCAAACATACCAAACAGAAGACAATATTTTTATATGAAAGTACCAACTTGGGATGGTCAAAGAAATGGTTTTGATATCTATAAAATACCACAACCAATCCCTGTTGATATAAAATATACGGTTGTTATTGTTTGTAATAGAATGCGTGAATTAAATAAGTTTAATCAAAATGTAATCACAAAATTCGCGTCAAAACAAGCGTATCAAACAATTAAAGGTCATTATATTCCTATTATTATGGGTAATATATCCGACGAATCTATTATGGATTTGGAAAAAAGAAAGGTCTATCTACAAAAATACGAATTCACATTACAAGGTTTTTTAATGGATGAGGATGAATTTGAAATAAGTCCTGCTATAACAAGAACGTTTCAGATTTATGAAACTGACACTAAAATAAAAAACAGAAAACCAAAAAAACAAATTCCAGAAATACCACAAACGTATCGTGAAAATTATTCTGTAGGTAACATTGTTTCTGTTTATAAATTTAATTATACAACAAATCTTAAATTATCATCAAATCAGAATATTGATCAATTTGAAGTTTATATTAATGATGACTACTACGGTAATGATTTGACCGAAATCCAAATCAACACTGGTGATGAATTAAGAATCAACATAACAAAGGTTGATGTTGGTCAGATTTCCGAGATTGTGTTTTTACAAGAGATTATTTAATCCTCACCGTAAATATCTCTTTTTTCCTTACATTTATCCATTATTAGACTCTCAAGAAATTTATACATTTTAATCCCTCGTTTATCACAATATTTCTTTAAAACATCGTGAACGTCCTTATCAATCTTTAAATTTTTAATTTTTTTTTCGTTTGGTTCCATAAGTAGAAAAAAGGTAGAAAAAAAACCTACCAATTTATAAATACTTTCATTCATATAAAGTTTTTGGTAAAAACGTGAATATTTATTAATAAAATAAATTAAAAAAATAAATTAAAATCTATGGCAACTAACAGTAAAATATTTGTATCACCAGGTGTTTATACTTCAGAAGTGGATTTAAGTTTTGTCGCACAAAGTGTTGGAGTTACAACACTTGGTATTGCAGGAGAAACTTTAAAGGGTCCGGCTTTTGAACCAATCTTTATTAGAAACTTTGACGAATTCCAAACTTATTTTGGGGGTACGTCACCAGAAAAATTTGTTAACACACAAATTCCGAAATATGAAGCGTCGTACATCGCGAAATCATATTTACAACAATCTAACCAATTATTTGTAACTAGAATCCTTGGATTATCTGGTTATGATGCGGGACCATCTTGGTCAGTCGTAACTAAAGCAAACGTTGATCCAACGACCGTTGATTTTATGTGTGAAAGTGGTCAAACGATTGATTGTGAATTTATTTGTTTACAACCAAGTGCAACAACATTTAACGTTGGGTTTACTGGTTGTACAAATTCATCTGAAACAATCGGGTATGAAAACAACTTCCCAAGTCAAATTGAAAGTATGTTGACAACACAATATGAAACGTTTAATGGATCTGTATCAACATTGGATGCAAACATTAGAAGTTTGATTAGTGGTGTTATTGCCGAACCGTCAACGTCTGCTGACACTATTAGTTATTTCGGTTCAATTTGGGGTGACGATTATAGTACTTTATCAACATTGTTTACAAATGAAAATAATGTATTTAATGTTCCTTCACCATCAAGTGAATTAACAAACTATTCATCACCATTCAATGACCCTTGGTATTACGCACAGTTTGAAAACATTGGTAATGGTTTATACTCAGGTTTTTCATTTTTCTTATATGTTGATGAATTATCTGAAATCATTCCGGTAACAACAACAACTACAACTATAACACCAACGACAACTACAACGACAACAGATCCTTGTAATCCAGCACCAACCACAACAACCACAACAACAACACAACCAGAGGTTATTACTTGTTATTCAGGAAATGTTGTTGGTAAAATTTATTATTACTCAGGTATTTCTTACACAGAGTATGATAATTTAGTTGTTGCAACATTAAGATCTAGAGGTATCGCAACATACGCTGATGGTAATAATCCAGTATTTGAGGTTTCAGCGACAACAAATGTATCATTAAATATGGGTGGTCAGTATAGTCCGGTTCTTAAAGATCCATATATGCCGTTCGCTATAAATGTAACAAATAACGCCGGTACTAATTTTGTTTTTGAAACTTCTTTCTCACAAACTGACGCACAATATATTGCAAAGGTATTTGGTGGTACGAACTTTGGAAAACCAAGAACCTCAACACCGTTATTTTTGGAAGAAAGATTCCAATCATTATTAAACTACGGTTGGAAAAAAGGTTATATTAGAGGTTTAAGTTCTGATTTAGTCGCTTTAGAGTCGGCTCAGAGTAATGATTCATCATCAATCGGTTGGTATTTAGATAAATATCAAACACCATCATCACCTTGGGTTGTGTCTGAATTAAGAGGTACTAAAACATTTAATTTATTTAAATTCTACACAATATCTGATGGTAATTCAGCAAATAGTGAGGTAAAAATATCGTTTATTAATATGTCGTTCAACAACAGAACGTTTGATGTTTTAGTTAGAGATTATTATGACGTTGATTCAAACCCTGTTGTGATTGAGAAATTTACGAACTGTTCAATGGATCCATCACAAAATAACTTTATTGCGAAAAAAATTGGTACATTAGATGGTGAATACCAGTTAAATTCAAAATATATTATGGTTGAAATGAACGAGGATGCACCAACTGACGCATTACCTTGTGGTTTTGATGGTTATGTATTTAGAGAATATGCTGATGTTAAACCACCATTCCCAATTTATAAAACAAAATATGATTTCCCAGGTGAAGTTGTCTATAACCCACCATTTGGTTTCTCAAGTGGAAATGATGACGCTGTAATTTCTGGTGGTGACAATGTTAGAAAAACATATTTAGGTTTTTCAAATAACGTTGGTTTTGACACTAGTTTCTTTGAATATAAAGGAAAAAGAAACCCAAATTCGTCTTGTGACTTAGAGGGTGGTGAATGGTCATACAAAACACGAGGATTCCATATGGATAAACTCGCAAGTGGTATAACAATTTCAAACGGATTTACAACAAGTGGATCTCCAAAATATTACGTTGGTGATGCAACATTTTCATCTGAACCAACAAGTCCTGAAAGTCCTTATTATAGATTGTTCTCTAGAAAATTCACAATCCTTGTTGGTGGTGGGTTTGATGGTTGGGACATCTATAGAGAATACAGAACTAATAGTGATAATTTTGTATTAGGTCGTTCAGGTTTCTTAAACGGTGCTTGTGTCTCTGATAGATATCCGAACGCTAAAGGTTGGGGTGCATTTAAACAAATCGCAATTGGTGACGGAACAGTAGATTACGCTAATACAGATTATTACGCGTACTTATTAGGTATTAGAACTTTTGCAAACCCTGAAGCAGTTAATATAAATGTATTTACATCACCAGGTATTGATTATGTAAACAATAGTGACCTAGTTGAAGCAACTATAGATATGGTTGAGAACGAAAGAGCGGATTCATTATATATTACAACAACACCAGATTACAATATGTTTGTTGCATCAACAACAGAAGGTGATAATTTTATTTACCCCCAAGAAGCGGTTGATAATTTAGAACAAACTGGAATTGATTCAAACTATACTGCAACATATTACCCTTGGGTGTTAACTAGAGATAGTGTTAATAACACACAAGTTTATATACCAGCAACGGCTGAGGTTACAAGAAACCTAGCATTAACTGATAATATCGCGTTCCCTTGGTTCGCGGCAGCTGGATATACTCGTGGTATTGTAAATTCTGTTAAGGCTCGTAAAAAGTTAACACAAGAAGATAGAGACGTTCTATATACTGGTAGACTTAATCCAATTGCAACATTCGCTGATGTGGGTACTGTAATTTGGGGTAATAAAACATTACAAGTTAGAGAATCAGCCCTTGATAGAATCAACGTTAGAAGATTGTTATTACAAGCACGTAAATTAATATCTGCGGTTTCTGTAAGGTTGTTATTTGACCAAAACGATGAACAAGTTAGACAAGACTTCTTAAACGCTGTAAATCCAATCTTGGATGCTATCAGAAGAGATAGAGGTTTATATGACTTTAGAGTTGAGGTATCAAGTGATACTGCCGATTTAGATAGAAATCAGTTGACGGGGAAGGTGTATATCAAACCGACTCGTGCGCTTGAATATATCGATATTACGTTCTATATCACACCAACTGGTGCGTCGTTTGACAACATTTAATAGATTAAAATAAAATGATGAGGTCCTCCAAATTTTTTGGGGGACTTTTTTTGTTTTAGACTTTTATGTAACTTTTTTTTAAAAAAATGTTGTTAGTTAAATAAAAAATTATAACTTTGTCAAGTAAAAATAGAATTATGATTAAAAAAATCTTAACAGAGATGGTAGACGACAAGTCAAACCCAATTATGAAATACTACGCATTTGATTGGGATGACAACCTTATGTTTATGCCAACAAAGATTTACCTTAAAGATAAAAATGGTAATAGTGTTGGTATGTCAACAGAGGACTTCGCCGAACACAGAACCGAAATTGGTGTGATACCGTTTAACTATAACAACATTACTATTGTTGACTTTGACGACAATCCATTCAGAGATTTTAAAGTCACAGGTGACAAAAACTTTTTACGTGATTCAATGGTCGCACAAACAGGTCCTGCTTGGTTTGATTTTGTGGAAGCAATTAATAATGGTTCTGTTTTTGCAATAATAACAGCAAGAGGTCATACACCAATAATATTAAAAGAAGCCGTTTATCGTTTAATTAAATTAAATAAACACGGTTTAAATTCTTCAAAACTTATTAGGAACTTAAAAAAATATAGAGAGTTGGCTGATGAGGTATTACTTTCTAATGATGAGTTGATTAGATCGTACTTAGACTTGTGTAGGTTTCACCCAGTGTCGTTTGGTGACGGTTCCGCAATAAATCCAGAACAAGGAAAGATTGACGCAATGGAGACCTTTGTTAGATACATTAAATTATTATCACATAGGTTACAGAAAAAAGCCTTTATGAAGAATAAAATTAGTAATTACTTCACACCAAATATTGGATTTTCAGATGACGATATTAGAAACGTAGAGAAAATGAAAACACATTTTGATAAAAAGAAAGATAATATATTACAAACATACTTAACTTCAGGTGGTAATAAGGTAAAGTATTAGTTATTATATATTAAATTAGTTTATATTAAAGTTATTAATTAATAGTTAAGTTATATTTTAGTTATTATTAAGTAAGTTATATTATATATATAATTTCAAAATAAGTTAAAGTAAATAGAAAAATTTTTATTTGCAAAAAATATTAACAAAACTATTTAAAAATTCATATTTCATTTTTATATTTTTAATAAAAAATTATGGAACAAGATTTAGTTACTCACGGTCAAATGGATTTTAATTTACCACACGATGTGGTACCATTACCGTCTGGTGGTATTTTTTATAAATCAAAAAAGAAAAATGTTAAAGTTGGTTATTTAACCGCATCAGACGAAAACATACTAGTCAATATTGATGGTGCCAAAACAATTAAAGAATCAATAATTATTCCGTTATTAAGAAATAAACTTTATGAACGAGAAATTAGACCTGAAGAATTGTTGGAAGGTGATGTTGAGGCGATACTATTGTTTTTGAGAAACACTTCTTTTGGTCCAGAATATAATATTATTGTTACAGATCCAAAAACAAGTAAACGTTTTGAGACATCAATTATGTTAGATGAGTTAAATATCGTTAAACCGGTATTCCAACCAGATGAAAATGGATTGTTTAGCGTCACACTACCAGTTTCAAACACACAAGTAAAACTAAAGTTATTAAGTTTAACAGACACAATGGAAATTGATAACATTGTTAATTTATACCCAACAGGATATAATGCGCCAATAGTTACAACGAGGTTGTCAAAAATGATTGTTGAGTTAAATGGTAGTACTGATGGTAATCAAATATCAACATTTGTACAAACAATGCCGATTAGAGACTCAAAATTCATCAGATCGTTTATGAAAGAAAATGAACCTAAATTAGATCTTAAAAAAACAGTAATAGCCCCGTCTGGAGAAAAAGTTGATGTTGAAATCAACTTTGGGGTGGAATTTTTTCGGCCTTTCTTCTAAGTACTCACAACATATGTTAGATGAATTTTTTTATTTATCTAAATCCTTACATATGCAATATAGTGAATTTTTAAAAGTCCCAACGTATGCTCGTAAGTATTTAATACAAAAAATGATTGACGACGCAAACCCAAATAAAATTGGTTAATAAAGTATTTATACAATAAAAACAATGGGTAAAAAAGACGGCGCCGCAAAACTATTTGGTAAAACCTGGGATTCATTAACTTCAGAGGAAAAAACTCGCGTTGAAGAAGTGTATGCCGGGGCGCTAAACGAGGGTAAAAAAAGTTCAAATACATCAACACCACCTAGTGGTGTGCTAAAAGGTCAAGGACCATTAGATTTTGAAGGTGTCCTTGTGGATCTTAAAAAAGGTGCGTCAGATGTAGGTACTTCTTTTATTTCTGTTAACGACAACGTTAACGAACTAATAAATAGTGCCCAACAATTTGGTAATCAAATGGGTATCGGCAGAGCAAGAGCCTCCGAACTCAGAACGACAATTGCTGATACCGTACCAGAGTTAATGAAACTTGGTTTTAACGAAGATGCGGCACTAGCTAATATCACAGCTATTCCTCAAGCACTTAAAACAAACACAATCCTTGCTAGTGAAACCATTGTGGAATTAGGTGCTACTGCTAAGTTTACAGGTGAAGATATCGGCACGTTAGTTACGGGTTTCCAAGGTGTTGGAGTTCAATTATCTGATGTTGGTAACGAGATGGCAGCTGTTGCTAATATCGCAAAAAGTGTTGGTGTTAATGTTAAAGAGGTTACTGGCGGTGTTGTTACAAATTTAAAAAACTTAAATCTTTTTAATTTCCAAAATGGTGTACAGGGATTAGCAAAAATGGTCGCTAGTTCTGCGATAATGGGTGTTAACATGGAAAGTGTGTTAAATAAAGCTGAAAAACTATTAAACCCTGAAAGTGCAATTGAATTTTCATCAGCATTACAACGACTTGGTGTTACATCTACGGAATTATTAGATCCATTAAACGCAATGGATTTGGCAATGAACAATCCTGAAAGATTGGGTAGTGAGATGACAAAAGTTGCTCAACAATTCACAAGATTAAAAGCGGATGGTACTGGATTTGAGATCTTACCAGGTGCTAAATTACAAATGCGTGAGGTTGCGGAAGCTATGGGAATGAGCGCTAGTGAACTTGCTAATATGGCGATTAAGTCATCTGATTTTGATATGAAATTAAAACAGATTAAATTCCCAAGTTTTGCGGCTAGTGAGGAAGATAAAACATTAATTGCCAATATGTCACAAATGAAAGACGGCAAAGGTGTTATACAATTGATGAATGATAAAACTGGTGAAATGGACTCCGTCGCAGTTGAAGATTTAACAGTGGACCAACTTAATGAATTACGAAAAGATCAAGCAAATCAAAATAAAACAGCAGAAGAATTAGCTGTAGACCAATTAACAGCGCTAGAAACTATTGTAGCAAACACCTCAGGTGGTGCTAAAGCTGTGGGTTATGGGGCTGCTAGTATACCAGCGATTCAAAGACTGGCAGATCTTAATTTAGGTACTCGTGAAGCGGTATCAAAAAATGTTATTGGAAAACAAAAGGCTAGTGGTATAAGAGAGGGTGGTCAAAAATTAGTGGGTGGTTTAGAACAGAATGTTGTAAAACTAGTAACAGAAGGATTAACACCAGAAACACTCGCAGAATTCGGTACTTCATTTAAAGATTTTTTCACAAATTTTCAAAACACATTGGTTGATATTGAAAAGGCAGGTTTAATCGCACTTAAAAAGACCGGAGTAGATACCGTTGAAAACGCACAAAAGACCTATGCTGGTTTTAGTGGTGTACCAGAAGTTAAACCTGGGGTTATGTCTAATAACATTGATCCTTCAATTTCTACAGGAAATTTAAACCAAATACAAACAAACAATGTTAACTTTGAAAATAGAACAACAGTTGATTTAACAAATTCTGATGGGTCATTAAAAAATTTAACGGAAGAGCAAAAAAATGAAATAGTAAAAATACTAAAGGATAAATTTGAAAACAGCCCAGAAATGAGAAGAATTATTTATGATGTTGTTACTAAATATAATCCTAATCAAAACTAGTAATCAAAAATAACATCATAAAAAAACAATAAAAATTGTATTTATTAATAAAATACAAGAATGGCCGAAAGCGTTTTATCATTTGTTAATTCATCAAGTTTTAGAAATCAATTAATTTCTAGAAACTTAAAACCATATTCGGTTCCAGGTACGTTTTCCGGACCAACAACAAACATTAATTATGAAACAAACTTAACTGTTAGTAGTGTTATTGACTCTCCTGACACGTTAATATCAACAAATAATTTTGCGAATACTTTATATCCATTAAATGAATTTGGACCTGAAGGTGGGTTTAATGGTAAATATTCGTTACCAGGTGCACCATATCCAGTAGATTCAAATTCGGGACCATACAACCCCAACGATACTAATCTTGATTTAATAAATGAATTTTTTATTGATGCGGCATATATCCAAAACATATATGGACCAGAAGGTGGGTATAGTGATTTAGTTGTGATAACAGACGTTGTAGGAAGTCCAAAACTATATAAACCATATTGGGATCCATCGTCATTCGTTACCTCAACATATAGCACATATGATTTAGTATTTAATAACAATCCTACAGGATCAAACGGACCATTATCACAAGATACATATTTAGCGAAGATTGGTGCGCAACAATTAAAAAGTGCGTTTGACGAGAGAATTGCCGAACAAGTTAGAAAAAACACAATCGGTCGTGTAAATTTGGATTCATTACAAGACCCGTTTAGTGCGTCATTGGTTGCAACAGGTAAAGAACCATTTATTGAAAAAAATTGGACAATCACACAACCAGAAAACCCAATTGCCGCAGCCGCGTCTTTTGCATCAAGAATGTCAGGAACATATTTCCCTGTTTCAACAATTCCTGGCGATTATTTTAATGATACGAACATACAATCACCATTACTTGAAAAAGCACTAAACGTTGGTAACGCTTTAACTGGTGGTTTATTAGGTCCAATTTTAGATGTATATAGAAATCCATCTGAAACATTTGTCGCTAATACTGGTAATGGTCAGAGATCAATTTTATTTTCAACATTAGATTATAATAAATACAGACCAAAATATTCAAGGGGAATACTACAAAGTATAACAACAGGTATTGATCGTTTGTTAGATTCCGACAAACCAAATACTGATGGTTATTACGTCGGAAGTCCGAACGCTGAGCCGTCACAAATAGATTCACCAGCAAATCAAATACCCGTAGGACCTAACGGAAGACAAATAAACACAATCGTTTATGGACCACAAGAATTAGGTATTCTATATGAGGGTAATGAAAATAGAATCGTAAATGGTCTAAAGGGTAAATCAGTTACTGATGGTGGTGGTATTTCAGGACAATTTGTTTGGACATCACCTAAATACAAAGATAATGCCGGATTTAAACAAGGTAAGGGTGGTAAAACAACAACATTGGACATTGGTTTTGAATCAATTAGAGCCGACTATGCACGATATCAATCAACCGAAACCCCATTTAAAGAGGGTTCAATATTAGATCAAACACAAAGATTGGTTGAATCCGCGGATAAGGTTAATGGTCAATCAAGATTAAAACACGTAGGGAATGCAATCAACCAAGTATCAAAGGTTTTTAATGACGGGTATAAAGAATTAACAAAAGGGTCTCAAGTTTTATCATATAAAAATGATTCAGATGGTAATGAAGAAGGTATTGAATATTGTCGTGTATTTACTAAAGACACACCGTATTATACATATGGTGATTTACAAAAAACAGATGGTATCACACAAGAAGGTCGTAAGTTTTCACACTCTGTGTTTGATAAAACATATAATTTAAATATTGCCCCATTAAAAATACCAGGATCAACAAACATTGTAGATAATAAAGTAAAAAAATATATGTTCTCAATTGAGAATTTAGCGTGGAGAACATCAGATAGACCTGGTTATACATATGACGAATTACCTGTTTGTGAAAGAGGTGCTAATGGGGGACGAGTAATGTGGTTTCCACCATACGACTTAACGTTTTCAGATGAAAGCACACCGTCTTTTAATTCAACATCATTTTTGGGTAGACCAGAACCAATATATACTTATAAAAATACAACAAGAAAAGGTTCAATTAGTTGGAAAATAATTGTGGATCATCCCGCAGTTATGAACACAATTGTACAAAAACAATTAAAAAATGTTGATTCGGATAAATTAAATTCAATGATGGACTCGTTTTTTGCTGGTTGTTTAAAATATGACTTATATGAATTGGGAATTAAATTTAACACAATACCAACTAGGGATTTATATACGTATCAACAAATATTAAATAACCCTAGATTAACATCCGAAGAATTGGGTCAAGTTGCACTGGAAATACCAAAAGATCAACAATCTGGTGGTGGTACTAAAGGTGACGCCAACGCAGTTGTTGATGACACACCTCAAGTAGCTGAAACAAAAAATGATACATCAAATGAATTACAGTCTGTTGACCTAACCAAATTTGTTGGTTATGGGTTTTATTTTGATAATGATTGTCCCGAATGTAAAAATAGTACATCAATTACCGCTAGTCAACCATATGATTCGTGGTACTCACAATATGTTGGTAGAGAATCGGTATATCAATCTACGGCACCAACAAAAGTTTATATTGACAATGGAACAACAGAATTTTCTAAAGATGGGATTAGTGATTTTTTTACACAAGTTGTGAAAGGTAATTACGATGTCATCAATAATGATTTAATAAAACAACTTGGTGATATCTTGTCAAAAGGTGGTAATGTTACAATTGATTTACAAGGATCCGCTTCAGCTGTTGCGTCAACAGGATATAATGAAAAATTATCAAAACGAAGAATTGACTCAGTAAAAAAATGGTTAAAAACAAAACAGGATACTAATGGTGTTTCTTTTAACGATTATATCACTAATAATAAAATAAAAATCACTGAAGATCCTAAAGGTGAAGAAATCTCAATACCAAAAACAAGTACAAAGGACAGTGAAACACAAACAGTTGTTAATAATGACAACACACAAGGTATATTATCTTCAGCAATAAATTGTAATTCAAACGTACAAGAAAAAACAGGAAACACGTTTAAAACTACGGTAAATGCAGAAATTTACTCAATACCAGCGATGGCGTGTAGACGTGTTATAATTAAAAATATTACAGCACAACAACCACCAGAAAAAACACCAGATGGTGGTGGTGGAGGGAGTCAAACCACAACAACAACAACAATAGACGTTGCAGAGGTTAAAACAAAACCAAGTGACACTATTAAACCAACACCAAATACAACAATTGAACAAAAAATAAAAGATGGTATATCTAAAAAGGTATTACGTCACTTATTTTCAGAGTGTGACTATTTTGAGGTTATTAAAGATAGTGACCCAATGATTTACCAATCTATTAAAGACAAAATAAAACATTTTCACCCAGCGTTCCACTCAATGACACCAGAGGGTTTGAATTCACGTTTAACATTTTTAAATCAATGTGTTAGACCAGGACAAACAATTCCTATAATTGGTGCTGATGGTAGACCAAAATATAATGACGCATTAAACACATCATTTGGTGCACCACCAATTTTGGTGTTAAGAGTTGGTGACTTTTACCATAGTAAAATAGTACCAAATAGTATGTCGTTTTCTTATGATGACGCAAAATATGATTTAAACCCAGAAGGTATTGGTATACAACCAATGATTGTTAAAGTATCAATGAGTTTTGATTTTATTGGTGGTCACGGATTAAAAGAACCTGTTGAAGAATTACAAAACGCACTATCATTTAATTTTTATGCAAATACTGAGATTTATGATGAAAGATCAACAGCAACAGAAGATGTTAGTGAGAGAGATAAATATGTTGTTGAAAAAATATTATCAAACCAACCACCAGTTACGGTAAATCAAGTACAAAACCAAATACCAAAAAGAGGTGGTAGTACAATTGGGAATATACTTAGTGATACTGAAATAGATTATACAAGTAGTTTAAATAATTTTTGGAAAAAAACGGTTGAGTATTTTGATTCAGTTATTGATACAACAAATACATTAGTAAAAACAACAAATATTGGTATTATTTATTCGCTATTTAACGATAGAGATTATACAATAGGAACTTATAATGAGTACGGAACACCAGAAACAATATCAATTTATGGAAAACCAAAAACTATTGAAGAAAAATTAGACAAACTTTACGAACGAGTTTTAGATGATATATCTAGTAATAACGATAGTAATAGTTTTATGAATCAAATTCAATTAAATTCAAATAACATAACAAAAAAAGACATACGTGAAATTGGTGATAAACTTAAAACTTATGTTTCAACAATGAAAGATAGTTTTATCACTAATGTTAGTAATAACGTTAATAATTTGGTTCTAATACAACAAGATTATGTACAGTATATCAGACAATATAATTTATTGTTAACAGAAACTGATGGGTCTATGAATTCAAATAATATACCGAATATATATAATTTATCTGGTGATAATTTAAATTTAATAACAAACGTTTATAAAACAATAAAAGACAAAAATATAGAATTTTTTGACAACCCTAATGGTATTATTAAAAGTATTAGTAAAACAACTGATGTACAATTTTACGGATTAACATTAGAACCAACCGACAATGGAATTAACATCTATGATAATAAAACCTCAACATTTAAAGATGAGGGTTTTCGTATAAATAGTGGTCTTCCTATTGAAGATGTAAATTTGGTTGATTTTGCTTGGAAAGTAGCGTTTAACCCAGCCGACAACAGATTTTATCAAGTTATGGCACAAGTGTTTAATAATACAACATTAACCAACGAATTAAAAACACAATTATTAAATAGTACTGTGTATAGTGATAAACCAAAGGTTGAGACTGCTATTGATCAGGCAATTAATTATTGGGTTAAAAGAGATCTTTATACACAATATTGTAATAAAAGATTTTCAGATGAAATAAAAAAAACACAACAATATAAAACATTAGTACAATCACCAATTGATGATAGTGTAAAATATGTTGTAGATTACACATTTACAACTGAGGGAACACAAGATCAAAAAACAAGAATTAATGACATTTATTCAACAAATAACATTAACACGAAAACAAATACGTTTGATGGTAAAATAAAATTTAACTAATTATGAATTTACAATATTTTAACCGATACAATCAATTTTTATCAAATGGTGTACAACAAGTTGTTCCGTACATTAACCTACCATCAAAAGCGACGGACAAAACGTTTATATATCGTGCAGGACAATCTAGACTAGATAAGATATCATTCCAATTTTACGGAACACCATTTTTTGGGTGGTTAGTTCAACAGGCAAACCCCCAATATTCTGGATCTGAATGGAGTATACCGGATGGTGCTATATTGACAATTCCATTTCCTTTACTAACTTCATTACAAGATTACAATAACGAATTAAACAACCACTTCTTCTATTATGGTAGATAACGGAGAAAATATATTAGTAGAATTTGATTATGACAATGTATCGCTTATTGACCCAAACAAAGTTATTGATAATGATGGTAAAGTAAAAGATAGATTAGTCAAACAAGAAAATTTGGTAATGTATGCCAACCTTGAATGTAGTGTTGTACCAAGAACCAAATTGGCTATTGGTGCGGCATTAAATGATAATGTCCGAACGATATCTGTGGGTAAGATAAATTTTCTTAACCCAGGGTTTAAAACGTTTTTGGATAACAATTGGTCTGATGAACTAACAGGTAAAGGAACGATTAAAGGTGTTGGTGTTAACCAACCAAAATTAAACGCGGTGAAAAACCCCCAAAAATCTGACGATTATTACATCACACAATCAACATACTCAAACGGAACACCAGGTGCTGTTGACAATGGATTGTTGGGTATTAAAACAATTGACGTAACAATTGATAGTAGTTTTTACCCCCAAATTACAATAACATTAGAGGACGTTAAAGGTCGTGCTTTATTTGAGGGTGGTAATAGTTCACCATACGCTGCGTTCTACCAATTACCATATCCGATTTTTTATTTAACATTAAAGGGATATTATGGTAAAGCGGTTAGAATGCCACTAATGTTACAAACATTTAATTCTGTATTTGATGGTACAACTGGTAATTTTAAGGTTACATTAAAATTGTTTGGTTATAAATATGGTATTATGTCCTATGTAAATTGGGGACATATGTTGGCAGTACCACATATGTATAATTCATTTGTAAGTACCAATCAAGTATCACAAGGTAATCAACAATCTGGCGGTGAAACAAAACCAATCGTTGTTTCCAGAGGTTATCAAAAAATGAAGGAGTTATATTCTGAATATAAATCAAAGGGTTTAATTGATGATGATTTTCCCGAATATAGTTTATTTCAATTAAAAAGTAAGTTAGACAATTTTATAAAAGATATATTAGAAAAATTTACAAAAGAAAACTTAGGACCGTTAACTGAGTTAGATAATTATGCGACAATATTAACCGAACTACAAAATAGAGTTTTTTTCAACGGGAAATCGTGGTTTGCAACTTATCTGGACGAAAAAGAACCATTAGTTTTATTGGACGGAACTAAGGTTTATGGTTTTAAAAAAGAGTTTGATACACCACAAAAAAAAATAACAGCGCTTACAGAACTAGCGGGGATTATATTAGAATATAAACAAAAGTTAGATAATAATACTGTTTGTGGGACAAACGGAAAATATATAATTGGGGGTAAAGAAACTAGAGCACAAGTGCCACTTAATGTTAGTGTTGAAAATATTATTAAAACAATAACAACTAATGATGTTGATTTTAATAAAACGGCACAAGAAAATTTTGGTAAAACAACAATTACCGACTTAGCGTTAGTTGAATATATCGCAACAAAAACTCGTGAAATTAATACGAATAAAAATTATTATATTTTTGATGGTAAATCAAATTTTAATGACATCTGTAATCAATCGGCAAAAGATTTAAAATCATTAAGAACTGAAATTGAAAAACAGATTAGTGAAAACCTATCAGATCAATTAGCAAGGAAAGATAGTGGTATTGGATTCAAACCAACAATACGAAACATATTGGCCGTGTTTTTTGCACAAGGTGAGGCGTTTTTGAGATTAATGGACGATGTTCATCATTCGGCTTGGGATGTTAGAGACAACCCATATCGTAAAGCGTCAGTTTTTACATCATCAACAGCACAAAGTGTTGATGTTAAGAATTCACAAGAACAAGGAGAACCGATATATCCTTGGCCACAAATAATTATTGAGAATCAAACTGGTGAGGGGGAGAAGTTTGAGTGTAAATACCCTGGTGATCCTAAGATATCGGCAATAACAAAGGCATATATTCCAGAGTTATGGCCAGAAGTTGAATTTGTTGAGGAATTCATTAAAGGTTTTATTGAAAGGGAGGAAGAAGAACCAGAATTAGGAGACACAAATAATAGTGAACAACAACCAAATAGATTAAGTTTAAACGGTTTAGACTTCCCAATATCAAACGAGGTATTCCAAAACAAAGAGGAGGTTAAATTTTACTATGAGATTTACGAAAGAGTTATGGTTAATACTTTTTTCTCAAAACTAAGTCGTGTTGACGGGTATCAATCTAGTGTATACTTGGTTGAATCTGAAAACGAAAAAATTAACGCATTAAAAAGTTTAGGAAGTGATAACCCGTTTTTAATTAAAAAATTAAAACAATATTTAATTGATGGTGACAATTTTTTAACTTTTTTACGACACATATCAAATCAAGGTGAGGGTGAAAGTTGGCAAAAATTTATTAGGGGTGAATTTGTTACACCGTATATTAAAAATAAAACCGATGTACCTTACCAATTACTTAATAAAAATATATTAACAAACCCGTCGTCACAACCAAACGTATCAGCAACACAACAATTAAAAATTGAGGACTATATAAATGTAAAAACATATAGTAATCAATACGATTTTACGGATATGTACCCAATCACTAATTTAGATTGGTGTAAAGATTACTTAGCGAATGGTAAATCAACAAATGGTATTAATGACATTTTTAATACTAACAAAACGTTGGTTTATAACACAACACATAAAAATATAACAAATTTTAGTGATACTGATAATGAAGATACAAAACGACCAATAACAAACTTTAACTATACTACTGAAATCTTTAATCAAACAATCAATACAAATTTAAAAGAATTTTATGAAGATAGAAAAATTGAGAAACAATTTATTACTGAAGGAAATGTTTATTATAGTGGGTATAATGGTTATTTAACCCAAAATCAAACAACATCAATGTTGAATACACCCTATTTTATCAACGCGATACAAGATGGTGTATTTAATTTTAGATATAACGCGAAAGAAAGTAGCCCATATAAAGCGGCCGCTTTCCTATTCATAAATAGTTTACCAATTGCCACGTTAAGGGAGAAGTACAAAACAAAAGACGCTGTAAACGATCTTGATTATATTGTATCAACATTAAAGAAGTTTGGTGGTGTTCACAAGTTACCATATGTCTGGATATTAAAATATGGATCAATTTGGCATAGATATAAAGTTTGGAATAGAGAGGGTAAAGATATTTTAAATAACGCTTGGAAAGACTTTAACTATTTGGGTAATTTTGATCCTGTAAATTCGGCATCAACAAAAACGTATACACTTAACATTGACAATGTTACTAGGGATTTGACGTTAACCAATAACTTAGGAACTGGAACATACACAACATATATTAACACAGGGTTTTACCCCAAATTAATTGACGATATGAATGTATTCTTACAAGGATTAAAGTTATTTAGCGGTGCAACACAAATAAATGGTACTTGTAGTGTGTTTGGTAACACAATGGTTGTGTCAACATTAAGTGATAATAATTTAGCGATAGGTCAAACTATTTCTGGACCAAATGTTGATATTGGTACAACAATAACAGGACAATTAAGTGGTACAACCGGTGGTGTTGGTATTTATACCGTAACACCGTCACAAAACACAACAACAACCGTTAATGGTACGTGTAGTATTTTAGATTCAACAATTGAAATCAGTTTTATAACTGGTGGAACATTAGATATTGGTGATATTATCGCAGGACCAAACATATTACCTGGAACAAAAATTACTGGTCAAATCACTGGGACATCAAATCCAAATTTAGTATATACGATTAACAATATACAAAATTTAAGTGGTGAGGTGTTTTTTGTGTCAAACCCAAAAGATTTTTTTGTGACAAATATGTCGTCACTTGGGTATAGTCAAACAGACATTCAAACACTGATTAACGATAAGAAAGTCGTTTTAACAACAAACACTAACTCAAAAATATTAAAACCATTAGGTTTTGACCCAAATAACCCATCAAGATTATTAAACTTAACACCTTGGTCTGTACTAACAAAAGTTACAAATGAAGAACAATACTTTGTAATGCCGTCATTTGGTACTACAAAAAATCAGATAAATAATGAGTGTTTTAAAAATAATAAATTAAAAATAGAACTTAGTGGTAATACCGCAATGTTTAATGGATCAACAAGATTATTCTGGGGTGCCCCAAATTATGGGTATTTTGATAATAATAAATTAACAATACCAAGTCCAGATTCATATTTAAAACAAATTCTTAACGATAAGTCAATTCAAGAAAACTTCTCAATTAATGGTGATATAACAAAATACTCAAAAATTTCAGAAATTTTTACAACATTTGAAACTGAAGTTTTGGATTATTTAGAGGAAGAATTTTTAAATTTTAGTAGATCAATTTACGATTATAAAACACTAATACCTGGACAAGAGGGTGAAGAAACGGAAACAGATATCGCAATTAAAAATTTCCAATATCTAATGCGATTAATTTTAAAAATTGATAAACCAACATCAATTGGTACGGAAGGATTAGTAGATGAGGTTATAACAAAACAAAATGAAAGTTTTGGTTCGTATTTTAATAAATTAATGACATATGATTGTGTGTTAAAATTAGGTAACCCAACTATGTTTGACAAAAGAGTATATTATACATTCTCAACAAAATTTATTCAAGATCCAATAACATTTAATGGTTATAACCAAGGGTTTGGTGAAGTTTTACCAACGGCGAATGGTACGACAACATTAGCACAAGCAAAACAAATCAACCCCCAAACGTGGAAAGATTTGGAGTATTACGTTGGGTTCTCGGAAATACCAAAATTAAAATACACCGATAACGGATCTTATATTACAGATTTCTTTGTTGATTTAAATGTTGAATTTACACAAAAGAATATAAAAGAGTTTGCACCAATAATAAAATTATATGCAACACAGAAATTACAAGACCCAACATTAGACACTGCGAAGTTTTATAGTGCTATGAATTTATATTTGGATACTAGTGAATTATATTTAAAAAATGTTATTGATGATTTAATGACAGGTATTAGAAATGGGTTACCAGATATTACAATAAATAGAGAAGATTTGAGTGCGAAGGCACCATTAACAGGTGAACAGAGTAGAGATGAACTTTGGGATTCATTTAAATCGTTGAATGATACTTGGATTTCAGGTAGTGATTTTAAAACAAAAACATTATTTGAGGATATTTTATTGTTTGATAGAGCGTGTAGAGATGTTGGTCAAAAAGTTTTGGTTGATATCTTTAAGATTAAAGATATGATTGAAGGTGGACAACCAAAAAGTAGTATGGAAAATATAATCAAATCAATTATTAATGAGAGTAATTTTAGTATGTTTCCATTACCGGCTTATAGTAATTTCTACAATGCTCAAGACGCGGTTAAAAACGCAACACCAAGTCCAGAAGGATCAACAGAGTTTGCCAACTCAATTTGGGGAACATTTTTAAATGTTGATTATAGAAATACGTCACCAAAATATTTGTGTTATTATAGAAATGTACCGAGCAATCATTTAGCGATGAATGATAATGCCGATTGTAAATTTAGAGATGATGCGTTTGACTTACGAAGATCAAGTGATAACCCATTATTGGAAAACCAATTAAATAAGAGCGATTGGGATAAATCAAATAAAGTTTGTGGTTTTAATGTTGATTTTAGTAATCAAAACCAACAAATATTCACACAATTTAATTTACAACAAAGTGTTGGTAAACCAACCGCTGAATCATTACAAATGATTAACCAAATGGCCAACACCTCAAGAAATAGAAGTACTGGTGTCCAAAACCCGTCACTATACAATATATATAAAAATAGAAGTTACGAATGTACTATAGATATGATGGGTAACGCGCTGATGCAACCCATGATGTACTTCAATCTAAGAAACGTACCAATGTTTAGTGGTCCATATATGATACAAAAGATTTCACATAGTATCAGTGAGGGTGAATTTAAAACTAGTGTAACTGGAACTAGACAACCATTCTATGATTTACCAAAAGTTGATAACTTCATCCAAGCGATTAATGTAAATTTAATTGATAAACTAAAAGATCAATTACAGAAAAAAGAAGCCGAAGATAGAAAATCAACAACAAATGTTATAACACAAATAAATAATGTTGTATCAACAGCGTTAGAAAAAGACGTTTTAACAACAAACCAAGATTGTGGTAACAATTTAAAACCTGTTTATCAAGGATATACAACCATTGACGTACCAGATTTAAAAACGATTCAAGCAAAAGACTTGAACGAATTAATAACAAATAAAGTTAGATCTTTTGGATATGCGGCAAATACACAAAGTGAGATTGACATTAGACAATTGTTATTTAATTTAATTTATTTGGATTCGGGTGATGGTAACAACTTTAAGGCTTATGAAAATAATTTATCGTCAATATCATTAGATGAAACGTATGGTCCGTCATTTGTTACATATATTGATAAAAAATACTTCTGTGTAAATAGAGGAAATATAAAAAACACACCAATGGTTAAATTTACAAGTTTAGATAAATTTATGGATTTTGCTGTTAATAAAGTTAGTAGTATTTTATCCTCATATACCTCAGACAGATCTCCCGACAATGTCGTTAAAATATATATAACTTCTTGGCCAACCAATAGAGATTCTAGTATTTATGATAAACTAACAGAAGAAAATAAGAAAAAACTGGTAGATAGGTTTAATTATGGTGATAATCTTTTTGCATCACAGAATTAATTTTATTGAATATTGGTATATTTATATTAAAAACAAATAACTATGAGTACAAATTTAATATTGGACAATTTTTTAGGTAAAAACACTAAAACGTCAGAGAAAGATCTTGGTAATGGAACAAAACAAGTTTGTGATTTAACAAACGGTGAATGTTATGTTGTTAGAGAAAAAGATGGTTTAATTGAGAGAGTTGATAATACAATGAAAACAAATAAAAAAATCCAGGTTGAAACTAAAACTGGAATAAAACAACTTTTAAACGATTAATATGGCTATTGATAAAAAAATATTAGAAGAAATTGCTAGATATAAAAATATAAACAATTATATTTTAGAACAAGAAGATCCAGCGTTAGCCGGAGGAATGCCACCGATGGATCCGAACGCGATGCCACCGGCAGACCCAAATATGGGTGGAATGCCACCAGCAGATCCGAATGCGATGCCACCTGCTGACCCAAACGCAGCACCACCAGTGGATCCGAACGCAGCACCAACACCAGTTGACGTTGCAACGGATAAAGACGTTGAAGTTATTGGTGATAACGATAACGAAAACGAAGAATTAGAGATAACAGATCTTGTTGATTCACAAAAAAGTATTGGTGAAAAACAAGACGAATACTTTGACAATCTATTCACACAAATAAAGACACTTGAAGAAAAACTAACAGCAATGGACCAATTAGTTTCAAAGATTGATAATCTAGAAACAAAAATTGAAAAAATGCGACCAAAAACACCAGCAGAAAAACTTGAATTAAGAAGTTTAGATTCAGGACCATTTAATCAAAAATTATCAGATTTCTTCACAGACAAACAAGAAGACTTTGAAAAAACAGGTAAAGAATATGTCTTAACAAAAGATGATGTTGAACAATATGCGGGAAACCAAATTAAAGGTTCATTCAACGATTACGAAGACAACGAAGACGACACCGAAATGATGTAATAAGTAAGGTCGGAAAAAAAAACGACCTTATTTTTATCCAACAACTTGACTGCAACAATTATTTAACTTATATTTTCTATTGTAAAC